TGCGTCATATTTCCAACATGCAACACCGCTGTTTCCAATCGCGTCAGTTGCATTATACTGCAATGCAGTTACATCATAGCCGCGGAAAACAAGTTCTTGCGCAACAACAGTCCGCTGACAATTGGTACGCCAAGCTTTTCCTCGCTCAAAATTCGGGTTTACTTGCTTGATTTTCTCTTGTAATGTCTTTGCAGATACATCATAGCGCTTGTATTTTGCAAGAATCGGTTGCTCGTTTTCAGGACGTTGCAACATATCGACAACGGGCTGTTGTGGTTGCATATTCCATTTGAAGAATCCCTGCATCATGCCGCGCTGTTCTGTTGGAAATAACCCAGAATCATAAGTATCAGGATTCGGGAACTTCGCATTGACTGGTGTGTATTCTCTGTTCCTACGCCGTGCTCGCCCTGTCTCATCGCAGAACTCGTCAATATCGGCGCTGGCCTGACGCACCTTTGCGCGTTGTGCCTTGATGATTTCTTCATCCGCGCCCTGTGCTTTCATGACCTCAAGGTCGCGCTTTTCTTCTCTCAGCTTGCGCTCAAGCGCTCGCTGTTCCTGACTTTCAGCATAAGCCTTTTCGTTTTCTTCGGGGTCTTGTGGCTGTCCCTTGAGCGTTGAAAAGCCGGGAATAAACGTCATCGGATAATGGCGACAGTTGATACCGAACAGCCCTGCCGCCTGTCCCTTCGTTGTCTCGCTCTCAGGATATACGCGAATCTTGTTCCCATCAAGGTCTTCGGTCATTCCAGCAAAGCCGCTTCGGCTGATGACCTTCCCTTGCCACGGATAGCACAGCGGACGTGCGCCGTTGTGGCTGCTGACCTGATAGAAGTCTGCGCCGTAGCTGTCTGCGCGTTCCCATACCGCCGCGCGTGCCGTGTTGAACATCGTTGTGCGGATGTCCATTGCCACATACGCTTCAGGACTCCACCGATGCCCGCCGTGGTCGATGAAGCCCGTCAGTCCGTTGCTGACCATCTTCTTCACAGCATCGTGCATTGCCGTGTTCCATGAGGAAACGCCAGTCACGACCTCGCCAGCGCCCGTGTTCAGGATGGATTGCGTCCGGTTGATGCGCTGTACAACATCGCTCACAGTCGCCGTATAAGCTTGCTGTGTGCTTTCCAGCATGACCGTGTTCACAAGGTTCAGCTTGTCCGCACTCTGTTTGTAGTATGCCAGAAATGCTTGCAACTGGTTCGCTGAGACTTCAGGCACGATGGGATTGTTCAACAGTCCCTTGTGTGCCGCACGCCTGAGCGCTGGTTCTTCGTTCTTCAGCGCGTCCATGATTGCGGCTTCAAGCACACCGCGCAGGGCTTCATCAGCGCCACCCATGCTCTTCAGGATGATGTCTGTCGTTTCCTTCGTGACCTGACCCATCTGTGCCAGCATCCGCGCCTGATACTCGAAGCTCCCGGTTATCTGTCCTGTTGTCCTGATGTACTTGAAGTGCCGCGCAAGGTTAATAAGAATTCTGTCCGTGACTGCGCCGTATACTTCCGCCATTTCATACGACATGTTATCTAAAAATGACGGTCGCATTTAATCACTCCATTCCGCCGAATAACCTTGTAACGTCTACGCTGTTGCCCGTTCCCTCTGCCTTGATTTGTGCAAGCTCCGCTTCAGCCTGTTCAGGTGTCAGCCCCATGCCGTACTTCTTGTCCGTCATGAAGGTTTTCTTGCTCAACAGTCCAGCGCCGACCAGCATCACGCCTTCATTGATGTTCGTCTGCCTGTCCTGCGTAACGCCGTCATCAAAGACAATATTCACATGGTAGCCGTTGGCGGCAAGGCTTTCGATGCTCTGCCCTTCGTAGTCCATCCCGTACAGGATAGCCACATCAACGATGTTCTTTACGAGATGTTCGATAGCCGGACGAAGCTGATTCTGAATCGTCTTGATTGTCTTGTATGTCTTGCTGTTCTCGCTGACCACCTCTGTGGCGGTCTTGATGCCGCTGTGCTGGTCGAACGAGAACGTGGACGCGCTGAAGCCGATCTGAAGACAAAGCACAGACAGGAAAGCATTGATAGCGGCTATGTGCTCTTCAACGCGCAGTTCCACGCTGTTGTCCTGTATCTTCAAATCGTTCGGGTCATCAGAAGCAAGCGCTTCATAGGCTTCATCGTTCGCGTCAAAGTAACGGCACAGCGCACCAGTCTGAGGGTCTACCACCTGACGCACAGCACGCGCCGGGACAATGATTTTCTTCTTGCCCAGACGGAACTCACGCACGAAGGAATCGTAGCAGATATCCAGCGCGTGAAGCGTCTCCATCGCGTTCCCGTACAGGCTCATGCCCAACGGGCTGTTATCATCAAGGTTATTCGCAATCGGCGTCCGCCAATAGCTGAACAGGCTTTCGCCCACGGGAATGATTGTCTCTTCGTCAAGATACGGATACATTTCAGCCAGCGGAACACGAATGCCCAAGATATCCTGAGAATCACCGTTCGCTCCCTTCTGCATTGCGGAGCGGTAAAGCTCATTCCTGACTGTGTACGTCATGCCATCCCATGTGTGCCACTCAAGGCGCGTGTAATACCAGCCGCCCTTCGCAACACGGGAGATGAACACACCTTCATGCACCTTCGCGTTGTCCCAGCTAATCGGCACAAACTGGTCTGCCATCGCGTATCCGATCTTGATTTTGTCCGTGCCTTCGACTTCTTTTCCGTTGCTGTCGTGCCGGATATCGCGCCACACCTTCAGCGCAGAGCCGCCCAAAGCGCACCCCTGCTCGATGCTCTCCTGCATCTTTTCCCTGAAAGCGTTATCGCACAAAACCTTCTGCACAAAGCAGTTCAGCGGGTCAGGGTTCTCGTATGTGCTTTCTCTGCCGTCCATGCTGACGTTGATTCCGCATTCTTCGCCCCAGACAAGCCCAGCCATCTCAGCACAGACGGCTTTCGCGGCGTTCATGCGGTACAGTTCGCGCTTGCCATTCGGGTTCGCAATGGTCGGGCAGTCCACCAAATGCCAAGACTTGTAAAAGCCCTTGTACACCCATTTCCAGATATAGATACCGAAATCGTAGAACTGTTCAAACGCCGGGACGTTCCCCAGCTCGAACACAGTCCGATACTCGCGGGCGATGCCCGTGGCGCTTGCTGTCCTGTCCATTAGCTTTCGCCCCCAATCTCTCATTCTCGCTAAAAACTGCATATCTCACCACCCCGCTATCATATTCGGGATTTCGCGCTCCCATGAATACTCAAGCGCGTCTAAGCTGTCGATGTTTGTTGTGCCGTCATCCAAGCGCACATCCTCGGTCATGTACTTGCTGTCCCATACTGCCGTTTTAAGCGCTTCTATGGTGTCTGTACACGTTCGGTTGATATAATACCTACCCGCGCCCATGAGCAAGCACAGCGCCCTTATACGGTCGTTTATGGGGCGTTTCTGCGCGTTCCCGATATTGACCGCCAAGTGTTCTTTTGCCGCCGCCGTCCGCAGTCCGTTAATAAGCGTCTGTTCGGCTGAGTCGCACCAAACGTCAGTTACGAGCCAGCGAAGCTGACAGCGCTTCACGAAGTCCACGAAGTCTTTTTCCAGCTTGGACGGGTCGAGCGCGTTTTGCTCCCGATAATCGTCAAGCGTGACAATTGCCCCGGCTATCGTATACCCCGTGCAGGAAAAAGCGTGTGCGGATGTACCGCCTCCGAAGTCAACCCCGATAACGCAATGTCTGATTTCCTGCCCCGGTATATCGTCCACAATGAACCGCTCCGGGTGGTCTGCGAACAGTCTGTAAATAACCCCTTCAGCCGCTACCCAAAGACCCAGTATGTAACGGTCATATAGCACCGTGCCGCTGTATTCGCGCTTCAGGTTCTCGACAAACACCGAATCAAGAAAAGGGTTATCATCTATCGTGTACGCTTGCTGATAGATGTCCGCGTCAGACTCCAAGAACTTCTTGAACCAATGATGCGGGCTTGCGGGGTTGCACGTCCCGTCAAACACCGAATACGGCTTGTCCAGACGGCTTTTGAGCATGTCGAACACATCAGGATGCCACGTTGTGATTTCGTCCCCGTAGCAGTACTTAACAGACGAACCACGCAACTTATCCACGCGGTTTACATTGTCAGCGCCAAGGCAAAACACTTTTTCGCCGAACATCTCCACGCTGTTATCCGCTCTCAAGTTTCCGACATACTCCGCGCCGTACATGCTCTGCATCGGCAATAGGACGTTTCTGCGGATGGTTTCGCGGGTGTTACCTAAAATGACGTTCAGCCCTTCCTTACCGCTGACCGCCAATAGCCGCTTCGGTATCAGGTAATAATCCTGATACGTTTTCCCGCTTCGGGTCGCGCCCGTCTTGACGTTCCACCTATGATTGCACGAGCGCCAAAAGTCGCGTTGCATCGGGCTAAACATCGCATTCACCGTCCAGCTTCCTGATAAGCTCATAAATGGGCGCGTTCTTGTCCGCTCCGATGCCCTGCAAGTCTTCCGTCAGGTCTTTATATGCCGCCGTTAAATCACGAATACGGAACGTGACCGTGCTTTTTCCTTCGTGCGTCCTGACCTCTGTAGCGTCAAACGGGTATTTCTGCTCAATGCGTGATAAACGCAATAAAAGCCGCTTCTTAATGTCGGCGGCTATGACTGCATTATCTGCGGCGGCTTCTGCTGTTTTTTGTGTTGCTTCTGTACTTGCCTTGTGTTCAGCCTGTGTTCTTAATCCGGGCCAGTCTTCCTTCTTCGCCCTTGTCTTGAGCACCATGAAGGAAACCTGATGCTTTTCTGCAAGCTTCCTGTAGCTCGTGCCGCCGCCGATGTACTCGGCGCGGATCGCGTTCCAGTCTATCCGCTTTGTTTCTTCAATGGGTATCACCCCCGATAAATACTTGTTGGAGCGGTTTGGTCGGAATCGAACCGCCGTTTTCTTTCAGGATTGAAAGTTGTTCTTCCATTGAACTAAAACCGCATACAGGGCGATT